GTTATGTTTTGTGCACCACGCGGAAAAGCAATTTGATAAGGATCTAAGGAAAAGAAATATTCTTTAAATTGTTTTATAGCTGCTTGGACATCGTTTTGTTCTTTAGATATAATAACTTTAAATATTTCTTTTAGTGCTTCTCTGCAAACTTCTGGTGTGGAGCTTTTATTAGCTTCTACGCCAGTAGTTTTAATTTTAGGAACTTTATATCTAACACCTTCGTTGTCTACTACATTTAGAATATATCTTTTCTTAGCTAAGTATATTCCTCTGTCTGCTATTACTTCACGTTTCATAACCATTTTATTAGATAGACCGCCAAACTTATCGTAGAATTCTTGGTATGATTTTTCAAATACAGGTTCTAGTTTATCTTGGCAAATAGTATCTAAGAAATCTATTTTGTTTTTAGGATTAAACTTTTCTACAAGATCACCTAATCCAACATATAAAGAATCTGTATCGATAGTGATAACATAATCTTTTTTAGTTTTAAGTAAATTGTTTAGATAATCGTTAATAGCATTTTCACCCCAACGGATAATAGCTTGCCCAGATAATGTAATAGCTTCTGCAATTCTTTGGTCGAAGAACCTAAAGTATCTATTACCAAGTGCACCATATAAACTGTTAAGTAGAATTTTAATAGACATCTGCCTGTTCTCTGCTAAAGATATTTGTCTTTGTAGTTCGAAGATAGTTTGTTTATCTTCTGCTTTTTGTAATTGTTGTTGGTACTTAATTTGGTTCTTTTTAACTTCTACACGTTCATCGTACATCTCCTCGATAATTTTAGGAAGTACACCTTGTTTGGAAGTATCGAAATGTTGACCACCAACTGCAATTGCAGTATTATCTGGTCTATTAATATTTGGTTTAGATAGAACAGTTTCTACATCTAGTTCTGGACTATATTCGTTTTTAATAGTTTCTGGTGACATATTAAACTGCATAATAATACTAGGATATAGAGAGTTTAAATCGAAACTAACTACGTGCTTATGCATACCAACCTGTGGTTCTTTTACGTGACCACCAGGATAAGTACCTTTGTCACTTTCTACTGGGAATGGAACTATAATGTTATCTTGATATAAGTCACGATAGATTATAGAATCCCAGATCGCGGTGGTGCCAAATGTGTCGTTATAGTTTACACCACCGCGGTAAGCCATTGTCATAGCTAAAGTAATTAATCCCATTTTATCTTCTAAGCGATCTACAAGTTCTACATCTTTAATATTATAATCGATAAACTTTTGGTGATCGGCTTTATATAAATTAAATAAAGAACCATGTTCTTCGTAAGATAGTTTTTCTTCTTCTAGTACTACGTGAGCAATATGATTTAAGGAATAAGATTCTTGTTGTCCGTAAGCATAACCAAACTTTTTAAATACTTCCATATAGTCCATTTGGGATATACCTTGGAAGTCGTATGTTTCGTCACGGTTCATAGACTTGTAAGCTATTCTAGCTTCTCTACGTTCTACCATTTCCCAAGGTGAAAGCTTTTTAATATTTTCTTCGCCAAGATCTGGACCAAATATTCTACGGATACGATTTACAAGATAAGGTATATCGAAGAACTTAGAATTCCAACCAGTAATAACATCGGGTGTGTTGGATGGAGTAGCCCAGTGGTTAATAAAATCTATAAGTAATTCTTTTTCGTCTGCACATTTTTTGTAAACGACACGATTGGTTTTCATAAGCGATTTGCTAGTGTCGTAATTACCTAAGCCCCAAACATAATAAGTATTGTCAATATTATTTTTAAGACATATAGCAGTAATAACTTTAGCTGCTTCGCCAGGTTCTGGAAACCCATCGTCGGATTGGACTTCTATATCGATAGTGGTTACGTTTATTTTAGATCGGTCAAATTCTATTTCACCAGGAAAAAGATCGTTGACCAAACAGGATTGGTAACGAGTATTGCCATAGATATGTCTACCAGCTACTTGCTGGTTTTCTTGGATCCAGTTTTTGGCATCTCGCATAGATTCGAATTGGATTGGAGCAACAGGTTTCCCGTCGAGAGATTTCCATTTAGTTGCTTTGTTGGTAGCTACGAAAAGAGTTGGTTTGTATTTGATTTTCTTTTGGACACGTTTACCATTTTCTATACCTCTGTAGAGAAGCATATTACCATAACGAGACACATTCGTATAAAAATTCATAATAAGGGTATATTATACCATAGTTTTGCGGGAATGTAAACCCCCTAATTCAATTAAGGTGGGGAGAGCTCGAGAACTCTCCCCGAATTATTTAAGTCCTTAATAGCTGCTTAACCACATTAATGCGGGTGCAGTTCCTAGACAAACAGCTATAACAGCTATTGGTTCTAGAATATCTATTAAGGTCTTAGCGATTTCATGTTCAGCTACATAAGCTTTAATTTTTGCCATGATTTATCTCCAGTAAAAAGTTTTTAAACTATCTACTGAGTGTCGCTAATTGACAATTACCCTTTCAGGAATTGTTTCTTTGTTGATGCCCCAGCAGACCCTATTTTGATCTCCCTAGGACGCTTCTCTTCTGGAAGTTCTACTCTAGCATAAACCACGAGTATTCCATCATTAAGATCAGCACCGTCTATTACGACAAATTCTGAGAGGCGGAAGCTCTTCTCAAATTTGCGGGACGATATACCTTTGTACGCGAATTCACGTTCATCCTTAGGCATCTCACCTTTTACTTTTAAGATACCATCTTTAACTTCAACTGATATGTCTTCTTGTCGAAAACCAGCTAATGCCATTTCGATTAAGAATTTCTCCTCATCGATCTTCACCACATTATGGGGTGGATAGTTATCTTTGTTTGACTTTCCTGCAGAGTGAATTCTCTCCAGTTCATCTAATAAAGGCTCAAAGCCCACGAATAACGAACGCGGTACGTTCAATGTATTTCTTACCATTTTAATTTCCTCCTATAATAGCAAGGTTATATGAGAACCGGCACAATGCCGCATTCTTCAATTGTATTTATACAAGTTTACTCTTTAGATTGAGTATTACCTATATTATACTTTGGACATAATTCCCATTGAGACTTTTCTTTAAAAGGTATTACCTTTATTTGTCTTAATGGAGCTACGTCTTTAGCTTGGGAAGGTTTCACCATAGTTACTAATCCCCAATCAGATAACAATGTAGTAATTGTATTCCTACGTTGTATATCATTCTCTATTAAATTAGACGGTTTACCATCTAATAAAAATAATTCTTTAAAATGCACTATAAAATATCTGCCTTGTTTATGCAATATATGGCATGATTGAAATAGTTTGTTGTCTTTACGTGATGCTACCCCGATACGGGTAAGTGTTTCTCTTATTTTAAGAAAGTCATCAGGCTCGCTTAATGTAACTTCTAACATATCGTTAGGCGTCCATGCTTTTATCTCATTATTTTGTTCTTCCACCTTTAGTCATCCTATTTTTAATTTCTTTTATTTGGTCGCCTGTAAGAAGGGATAATATTGACTTTGCTTTCTCATTGCTATATCCATAATATTCTTTTATGCAATCCAAATCTTCTATCTCTGATGGTTTAACCCATTTAGAGAACCTTTTTTTCTTTGTAATTATATTTATAAAAAAATCGTTTTGAAGACGATTATCTAAGTGGTGATTTAGATTCATTTCGTTAGCATATAAGACTGTTTCTTTAAAATGTGATAAAGTTCTATTAATTAAGAATGGTTGATACTCTTTTTCTGTTATATCATCTACAATTAGATCTTTTTTAGTAAAGTTAATTGCATTTATAAAATCAAACGGATTCATTAATTACTTTCCTATAATATTCTTCCAGCTTAGCATATCCTTTCATTAAGTCGTTATAACGATCATGAATTTCATCTGCTGCAAGTTTAGCTTCTTCTATTATCTTTTTTAACTCATGATTTCTTTGTCTAGAACTTTGTAATTGTTTCTCAAGATCTAGAACATTCCTTTCGAGTATTTTAATCTTTTCTAAATTTTTATCTGTATATCCTTTAGTATTCCAATCTACCATTATTTAAACTCCGTATTTGCCATAATTTCTGTTAAACAAGCAACAAGATTTAGTTCGTGGTCTGCAACAAAACTGTTCTTGTATTGGTAATCTGCTAAGATAAGCACGAGCTGTGGAATAGATTTACTATCAATATAATCATACATAGTGTCATATAGTTTTCTAAATATAGCTGCAGGTTCGCTATCCATATTGTCAGCAACCCATTGTCTCATTTTACGAAAGTCTTTTAACTTTAAAAACTTAATTAAATCGTCTATTGAATCATCAGCTAAATTAACTAATATACCACTATCGATAATACCACCAGAACCATATCTTTGTAATTCATTAATAACTCTACGCCAATCTGGTTGGTGTTTCATAATTAGTTCTGCAACTATCTTTGGATCGTGGTCAACTTTTTCTGAACCTAAAATAGTCTTAACTCTATTATGGAATTGATTGCATAGAACTGGCATATCTTTTTTAGCTATATTAAATTCTATAACTGTACACCTAGAATGTAGAGGTTGGATTATTCTATTCTTAAAATTACAAGTTAGAATAAATCTACAATTAGCAGAGAACTTT